CGTATTGGAAGGAGAAGGTGGAAAGGGACACCCACATTGATTTCTTGACCGAAAGGATAAAGATATGTTTTCAACTCTACCCTATTTTGTTTATTTCGCCAAGGTTTTGACACCAAGGGAAATAGGCAATCTCCGTTCCCAATTGACATTTTGGGAAAGCGAACATGGTGCACCGTGGACCATTTCCCGACTCAAGAGTTTTGGTTCTCTCTTGTTAGGGACTCCGTCTCCTAGTTTTGCTAGAAGAAATGGTCTAGTTAAGGGATCATTACGCCCTCTGCATCGGCATGCATTGCGATCAAGGTATGGTCTTCGTCGGGTGTTAAACGCTATTAAGTTTCATGGCGCTTTACAAGACACCTGTTCCGAGAAACTCTTTCTAAAATATAAGAAAGAGGTTGAGACTCCTATCCATTATGAAGATCATTTAGTTTCTATTTTACGGAAACCTTATGAAACTCCATCATGGGTTTTAAAACGGAGTAACCCATTTTCTCGTTTTGTCGACGAACCTAAAACCCCTATAAATATTATTGGTACCATTTACGATCAGGTCCAACAAATGGGTTTTGTTTTCCAAAAGGCTAAGTTATATTATAGTCTACTGGAAAACTCCTCTTGGGGAACTGTCCTTTGTCTAACAGACGATGGGTCCTTGAAAGTTAGGTTTGTGTATAGTCCTTGGAAGATATTACAATTTTACTTCCATCCACTATACCTAAAACTTGAGCATTATACTAAGCTCAAGTGTCCCAACATGTTCCATCGTGATCAGAAAGCTGGTATAGAAGCTGTTCACAACTTGATCTTGAAACATAATCAAGTTATGTCAGTAGATCTCACCTCTGCTACGGATTTCCTTCCGTTTAAGCATCAGTTGGATCTGATTTTATCTATATTTCCAGAAGAAGCGGAGCGTATAATGATTTTACGCTCTCACAAAACATGGGATAGTCCCTATGGGGATGTTTCCCATGCTACTGGTCAGCCTATGGGCCTTCAAGTGTCATTCTTAATTTTCTCTCTCTATTTATATTCTTTATTAGAGGAAGAATTTGGAAATGACTTTGCTCTCGTTGGTGATGATATTGTTATTCCTGTATCACACTACGTGGAGGAACTTGGTTTCAAAATCTCCAAGTCCAAAGGTCTGATGGGTGAATATGCAGAGTTCTGCGGTACTATTATTGATAGTGAGGGCGATATGATTATTAAACGCCAAAAAGGTAGGTCACCAATGACTACCCTTCTCACTCTGGGATACAAGGCAACATGCCTGTTATATCCCCGGGATATAGCTAGGAAAGCAAGAGCAATCTCTTTCCTGCCAGAACCCTGGGGATTCGGTCAAAAGAATATATTTGACCGGATGTCGCCAATCCAAGTCTTCGATTTTTATGAAGTTATGGAAAGGAAAACGTATCCCTTAGTAACCAAAGATTTAACTCGTTACCGGGTCTACTGGTCCGAGGCTATAACATTAGCCGAAGGATTTGTAGAATGGCCTGCAGACGAACGTTTTCGGTCAATTTACAATCAATGTGGAATATACGACAGGCTCTCGAGCCTTAATTGTATTATTCAACATGTGAATAAGACTGGATGTTTCACTACACTGATCTCGAAGATGTACGGCTTTCCTCACATAAATAGTGAGTCTGCCCTTATCAAGGAAATCGGGAAACATACTTCGCAATTAGAACCAATGGAGATTTCAACCTATAATGGTATCAATTCCATGATTAAGAAATTACGAAAGACGGCTTTTGCCACTGCAATCATGCTACCATTGCTGGTAGCGTGTTTCACAAACTGGGATAGATGGTCCGATCACATGCTTGGAAGCTGTGATCTTTCGGATAACCCCAATTGTCTTGCTGTCATGGCCCCCTGGGTGGACGAAGTCCCCCAGAGGATGCAAAGACCATGCCCCAACCCATCGGGTTCTTTGATTGATTTCTCAAAGTCAATTAACCCAATTTGTAATAGGTTGTC